TGTTGCCCAGACTTATACAGCTCCTACGTCGGTCATTTTGGCAAGCCCCACAGCACAACAAATGTTTGTGCTACCTGCTGGCGCTAAGATTGTTCGCTTCGGACTTGAAGTTAATGTTGCCTTGACTGGCGCGACTAACTGTGGCGTTACCATTGGTAGCAGCGGCACTGCTAACCTGTATATGGCTTCGGTCAATACCGGCGCTACAGCGGTTCAAACTTCTCCAGCCACCATCGCAGCGGCTACTTCAGGTGTTTATGACAGCATTGGCACAACTGATGCAATCATTTACGGTACTTTTACCGCAGCTACTGCTGACGCTACTGCCGGTACGATTACTGTTACTGTTGAGTACATTGTGCGTGACTCTGACGGCTCTGCTAATCCAACTGCTACACAACAGTAATTAATCATGGGGGCTTCGGCTCCCTCATAACTGGAGATTAATTATGCAACAAACTGATGTACAAGCGGCGCATTTAAGCGCGGCGGGTTCTTACTATGTAGGACGCGCAAGGTTGAAGGGTATTGTTGTTAGCCCAAAAGCCAGCACTGCCGCAACATTTGAGATTAGAAACGGAAGCGCTACAGCCGCCGTTCTCTACACGATGGATATTGCAAGTCTTGCAACGCCAAACACGTTCTATGTCTTGATTCCCGGCGAGGGCATATTGGCCTCTACGGGGCTACATTTAACAACAAGTGTTGGTACCGTAACAGGCATCACAATATTCTATGGCTAAGTCCCCCGCATGGCAGCGTAAGGAAGGCAAGTCCGAAAAGGGCGGTTTAAACGCCAAGGGCAGGGCTTCTTACAACAAAGCCAATCCGGGTAAACCCGGACTAAAGGCTCCGCAGCCAGAGGGCGGCAGTCGTAAAGATTCTTTCTGCGCAAGGATGACCGGCATGAAAAAGAAACTGACATCCGCAAAGACAGCGAAAGACCCGAATTCACGTATTAACAAAAGCCTACGGGCTTGGAAATGCTGATATGGCAACAACTACAGACAAACAACGTTTAAAAAACTTGCAAGCGTCAAAAGAAGCTAATGAAAGTATTGGCTCTAAGGCTGCTGGTTATGTTGGTGATGTAATGAACTTTGTGCCATTTGGACCAAAACATTCTGGGTCAAAAGGAAGAGAAGCTCGTTCGTCCGATTTATCTAAAAGCATTGAGGCCGAACAAAAAGCTATTGACAAAGGTGATCGTGATTATCAATATGATCCAGAAAAAGGTGGAAAACCTTTTGCTAAAGGCGGTACAGTTTCCGCTTCTAAGCGTGCAGACGGTTGCTGTGTCAAAGGCAAAACCAAAGGAAGAATGATATGAACAACGACGTAAAAACAATGACTGACGGCGCTGCCGTTGTAGTTGGCCTTGGTGGTTTCATGGGCTGGGTAACTCCGCTCGTAGGACTTATTGGCGGAGTATTGACCATTGTGTGGATGATTATCCGCATTTGGGAAACCGAAACTGTTAAAAACTTGTTGGCTAAATATGCCAAGCACGAGTAAGAAACAACACAATTTCATGGCTGCGGTGGCTAACAACCCATCATTTGCCAAGAAAGTCGGAGTTCCACAGTCCGTGGGCAAAGAGTTCAACAACGCCGATAAAGGCAAAACTTTTAAAAGAGGTGGTGATATGGCTAAAGCAAACCCTTTCATGGAAATGATTGCCAAGAAAAAAGCAATGGCAGCAGGTAAAAAATCAGAAATGCCAATGAAGAAAATGGCAAAAGGCGGCATGGCAAAAGGTGGTGGCATTGAGATCAAGGGTAAAACCAAAGGCAAGATGATTTCTATGAACAAGGGCGGCAGAGCCTGCTAAACCTATGATGCCCAGCCGTGGAATGGGGGCAGTAGCCCCCAGCAAAATGCCCAAAGGCAAGAAGACTGCCCGAAAGGACGACACCGACTTCGTGCAGTACGCTGAAGGTGGCAAGACCAAGTCCAAGGTAAATGAGGCTGGTAACTACACCAAGCCCGGTTTACGCAAACGGATTTTTAACAGCGTCAAAGCTGCGGCAATCGTAGGCACCGGTGCAGGGCAATGGAGCGCGAGAAAAGCGCAGGTAATGGCTAAACGCTATAAGGCCGCAGGTGGGGGCTACAAAGATTGAAAGCGCCACAGCAATCCCTTAAAAACTGGGGCGACCAGAAGTGGCGCACTAAGTCGGGAAAGCCATCGTCAAAAACGGGTGAGCGTTACTTGCCCGAGGCGGCAATTAAGTCTTTGAGTTCTGCGGAGTATGCGGCAACAACCCGTGCAAAGCGTGCTGGCAAAAAAGCCGGGAAGCAATTCGTAGCCCAGCCTAAAGGCATAGCAAAGAAAACAGCAGGCTTTAGATAATGGCTTACACCTCTGGAAACTCGTCGTTTAACCTAGACCTCTCTGAAATAGTGGAGGAGGCGTTTGAGCGCGTGGGTTCGGAGATGCGTACGGGCTATGATTTAAGAACCGCCCGTCGGTCTTTGAACTTGTTGTTTGCAGACTGGGCTAATCGTGGCGTCAACATGTGGACGTTTGAACAAGACGTCATTACCCTGACCCAAGGGCAACCCACCTACGCACTGCCAAACGATACGGCAGACATTCTTGAGCATGTGATTCGCACGCAAGCAAACAGCCCAAGCAACCAAGCGGACTTGACGATTACGCGTATTAGTGTTTCTACTTACGCTACGATCCCAAATAAGTTAACCCAAGGCCGTCCAATCCAAGTGTGGATTCAGCGTTTGACGGGGCAGTCTTCGGTTTTAACAGGCACCTTGTCTTCGACAATCACTGCCACAGCTACATCTATCCCAATCACAAGTTTAGTGAGTGTTCCCAATGCGGGCTTTATTCAGATAGGTAGTGAGTTGATTGGGTACAACGAATATTCTGTGGCAGACGGTGCCACACCAGCCTACCTTTTGAACTGCACACGCGGGCAAGATGGCACGACTGCCGCAGCCCACACTGCCAGTGCCCCGATTGTTTTGGTTCAAAAGCAAAGCATTACCGTTTGGCCTACGCCAGACGGCTCCCAGACATATCAGTTTGTTTACTGGCGCATGCGTCGCGTGCAAGATGCTGGCGGGGGCGTTAACGTCATGGACGTACCGTTTAGATTTGTTAACTGCTTGACAGCAGGTTTGGCTTACTATTTGGCGCTTAAAGTGCCGGGTGGTATGGAGAGATTGCAGGTTTTGAAGGCGCAGTACGACGAGGCATGGATGACGGCAGCGGATGAAGATCAGGAACGCGCAGCGATCCGTCTTGTTCCCCGTCAGATGTTTATCTAATGGGCAATAGGTTTTCATCCGGCAAGAATTCGATTGCTGAGTGTGACCGATGTGGGTTTAGATTTAAGCTGACTGTGTTACGCAAGGAAGTAATCAAGACAAAAACGTACAACCTGTTGGTTTGCCCCGCTTGTTGGGACCCAGATCAACCGCAGTTGTCGTTGGGTATGTACCCAGTTAGTGACCCGCAAGGTGTGCGTGACCCGCGTCCTGATGTGAGTTACCAAGTATCTGGTTTGTTAGCAGACGGCGAGTCTGGTGGTGGTAGCAGAATTTTTCAATGGGGCTGGAATCCTGTTGGTGGATCAAGCAGTTTTGACGCAGCTTTAACGCCAAATAACTTGGCTTTATTGGTGCAATTGGGTACAGTTACGATAGCAACAACTTAGGAGTTGAAAATGGACAAGAAAGACTTAAAGCAGGACAAGAAAATGATTGCTGGTGCAGTGCACAAGCACGAGAAAAAACTACACCCCGGCAAGCCAATGACTAAGCTCAAAAAGGGCGGCCCCACCTCTGAAGACAGAATGCGTCAAGGACGTAACATGTCCCGTGCAACAAATCAGGGGAGCAAGTAATGGCTACATTCAGCAAAAAAATGATGGGTAAAGAAGTTGGTGACGCCAGCGTTTATGCCCAGCCACACGACATGTCTGGTAAAGCACTTAAAGCAGGACTACCTACAGAGACTGGTGCTCAGTGCATGACAGAGATGAATCCGTCTATTAGCGGTATCAGCAAAGGCAACTATGCTCCAGTTAACCCATACGGTGTTGGCGTGATGCGTGGATACGGCGCTGCAACCAAAGGGCGCAAGATTAGCGGGAAAATGGGATGAACTATTCCGAGTTAGTAACGGCAATTCAGACCTATACGGAGAACAACTTTCCCACCACTACGTTGGCGGATAGCACAGTTGTGTCTTCAACAACTCAGATTAACCGTCTGATTACGCAGGCTGAACAACGCATTTATAACTCGGTACAGTTTCCATCTATTCGCAAGAACCAATATTCATCTATTACAGCCAACAACAAATACGTTTCTCTTCCTAGT